GCAGGCCGGGAAGGGGCGCATGGAGCGGGATGCAAGCAAGTACCGCCCCGCCAGATCCCCCGCCGGGGCTTTGCATGCCCCATATGGAACCCGGCGGGCAAAGTCGAACGAAAGTCGAATCGGTTTGAAAGTCGAATGAATTCCAGCGCTTCCGGCATCCCCGGCGGCGCTTTTTTATGCACTTTTGTGCTTTTTGGCTGCTTCCAAAATTTAATGCACGATGCAGCGTCAATCTTATGTTCGCTAAATCATTATTTAGCGAAATATGCACCCAAAAGACACATTTTGCCCATCTGGGCCGTCCTGGGGAGCATCCGCCGGGCCGGAAGGTGCTACGGTCGGGGTGCGCCGTTTTACACCTCGCTGCCAAAGTCGAACGGGTTTGAAAGTCGAACCAAAGTCGAAACGCTCCCAAAGTCGAAGGGACATCCCCTGCCTGAAAGTCGAATGATTTTGCGCGAAAAAATCTCCGGCAAAGTCGAATTGGGTTTGAATTATGCGCTTTTGTTTCATGATTCAGGTATATACCCCGTATTTTTGCTTATTCCACATGCAGTATTGTTGCAATCAATGGCATTCCATCCAAAGCCGGACAGGGTTCAGGGGTTTGCGGCTGATAAAGTCGAACGGGTTCAAAGTCGAATTGGTCTAAAAGTCGGGTGATTTTCTCTTATTATGTATTTTTGTTGCGTTGTTTTGGTACAATCCCCGTGTTTTTGACCATTTCGCATGGAGATTTGTTCCAATAGGTGGTTTTGGAATGTAGGATAATTATTCGTGTTGATGTATCTTTTTTGGTGATGACCGCAAACCGTTCACGTTATTCCCTGATTTATTTTCCCCTCTTTTTGGGGTTAATCCCCACTCTTTTTTGGCTTAAGCCCTCTTTTTAAGGTTATTAACTGCTATTGTCGGGCATTTTCTATCTGCTTTTAAGGTTTTACTGTGGTATTAAAGCGCGAGTATAGGCATAATAAAAGAGCACCCAGTAGTTTGTTTATATGCTGCTAGATGCTCTATTTTCGTTTATTCGGTTTCTTTCGCTTGTTTCTTTTTCCTGCGTGGCTTTGTTTGAACCGGTTCTATCAGTTGCTCCGGCTCTTTGACTTCCTTAAAGTCGTCTATCTCTACAAAGTCAGCGCTGAACCTGTCTTCTATTTCTTTTCGGGTCATGTTTTCGCCCAGCGGGTCTTTTGTGGCGGTAATGATTTCTTGCTGGTCTTGCAGTCCATCGTAGTTTTTCTGCCAGAATATCCCCGTTGCCGGGTAGATTGCGCCATCCTGCATCATCATTTCCCGGTACATGCCGCATACACGCTTTATCTCTCGCGCGAATTCCTGGTATTCCTTTTGTGAGCTGCGCCGTCTCCCGCTTTCCCAGTCGTTTACAGTGTTTTTATCTACTCCCATAGCAGCATACGCCGCCATGTTGCCCACTTTCATGTTATACTTGACACATAAATCAAGATAGTCATAAAAGCGTTTTCTGAGGGCTGGCAGGTCGCTTGTGCTTATTTTGGGAAGCTTGGATATCACAAGCAAAAATTCAATGCGCCTTTGATTCCCTTCCGGCACATTATCAGGGTCATTATCAATCATGATCGGGCTGTTTCTTTCGGTCGCCCTGCTTCCCATTGTCCTGTGCCTCCTTTATCCGGCTTATGGCCGTTTTGTAATAGTCGGGGTTCTTCTCTATCCCGATGAAGTCTCTATTTGTGTTGATACAGGCTACTCCTGTTGTTCCGCTGCCCATGCAGTTGTCTAATACCGTCTCGCCTGGGTTTGTGTACGTCTTAATCAGCCATTCTTCCAGCTTTACAGGCTTTTGGGTGGGGTGCAATCCCTTTTCCCTTGGAAATTTCAGAATTGTTGTGGGGTTCCGCTTGCCGTCACTACAGTCTGTTAAGATGCCGTCACGAAACTTTCCCCAGTTTTGGGAAGCCTTTCGCCTTTGCCCCCCCTATTTTTATAGGGCTTTCCGTCCACATATTGCTTGTTATAGGTCGGCTGGTGCTTATAGAATATCTGGATGCTTTCATGCGCTTTCAGGGGCTTGCGGTTTGCGTTCAGAAAGTCGCTACCGTTTTCCTTTACCCATATCAGCTCATACCGATACAAGTTTTTCCCAGCGCTTACAAGGGCCGCTGTAAATGGCATATCGCTGTGCAGTGCTATAACGCCATTGCTTTTGATTATGCGCCTGTATTGCGCCCATAGCGGCTCCAGCGGGATGATGACATCCCATTTGTTCCGCGTTGTACCATAGGGCAGGTCGCATAAAATCATGTCTATACTGCCTTCTGGTATCCCCTTCAAGATGTCCATGCAGTCTGCGCAGTATAGTTTCATGTGTCCCCCATATAGCAAAAGTGCCAGCCGAACTTTCAAGTTCAACTGGCACTTGGCAATTAAGCACTTGGCACGCTATTTCTTATTGATATTATAGCATATTATGCGCTAATATGCAAGTTTTTTATTTTCCGGTGCTACCAAATCCTGCGTTGCCGCGTTCCCGATCCGGCATCTTGCTGCACGGGTAAAAGTCGTAAGATTCCACCTTGATAAACACGATTTGGGAAATTTTATCCCCAGAATTGACTTTATAATCCGTTTTTCCGTGATTATAAAGCTTTACGCAGATGCTCCCGGTATATCCTGCATCGATCACACCTTCGTTTGTCAGATCATGCTTAACATTCAGGCCGGATTTGCTTTTCAGAAACCCCGCATAGCCCTTCGGGATGTCAATGTGCACGCCGGTATCAATTACAGCGCTCCCGTTCGCCGGAATCATCACATCAACAGGGCTTTTCAGGTCTGCACCTGCATCCCATCCAAAATGTGCGTATTCCGGCATGTATGCGCCGTCATCCAGCACAACAGCAACCTGTTTGTGCACAGTATTGCAGCTTTTGCAGCAGTTATTTTCCATTTGTTCCCTCCTTAATCAGCAATCCCAAGTGCAGCAAACGAGAAGCACGGTAAAATCATCCATGCCCAAACTCCGCTGCCAGTAGAACGCACCATATAGGCGATGAATGCCAAAGTCGCAGTCAGTGCAAGCGCGTTGCCAATACTTTTCATATGTTCCTCCTTAAATTTTGTGTGCCAGAACCGCTTTTCCGTAAGTCGTGCCATCTTTATCGGCAATCTTGAGAACGGCGTTAATACTCACTTTAGGCGGCTCTCTTTTGCTGTGTGCCGCCATCTGCGGGCTGCCATATCTTCCTTCTTTTCGGCATGCTTCACACTTCTTTTCGTTCTTTTTTCTGGCAAAAACCCTCCCGCACCATTCACATTTGACAAGCGATTGCTCATTGCGCCTTGCGTTTTGCAGTGCAACAGCAGCTTCATGATGCTTTTTCTTGCATTCCGGGCAAAGTCGGGCTTTTGCGCTTCCCTCAAATTCCTTTTTACATTCAGTGCAAATCTTAACCATTTACTCGCCCCCGTGCGTGTGCTCCATGTAAATTACCGGCTCTTGGTTATCTTCCTCAGCTGCAGCTCTGCCAACGGACACGCCGATGGAATAGACTCCCGCAATCAAAATTGTGACAATCGCGGTGCCAAGAATCGAAAGTAAAATGTTCATTTCTGCTCCCTCCAAAGCCCTGAAATCTGTTTGCAACACAGTGCAAACAGGTAGATTAGCAATGCGCCGATAAGCATCGCTCCCGGTGCTGCAACGAAGATCAGAGCAAGGCATTTGATTGTGTAGATGCAGTTTGCGTCAAATACTGTCATGCGTCTTTCCCTCTTTTTTTCACTTTCCATACCGCATATAGAGCATCCATTACTCGCTGTCCTTCCGGCGTGGCTGAATCGAACGGTAAATGCGCACTGATACATGCTTTCCTGATTGCTTTCAGCGCATCACCGCGCCAAATCAAATCGTTTTCATCACCAAAATCTGAAATCTTCGGCACGCCTTCAAAAGAAATGCACTTGCTGTTTCCTGAGTCAAAAAATGTATGGTTCATTCTTCCCTCCGCAACCACTTGATAGCATCTTTCACGCTGTCAAACTCCAAGCACTGGGTATCATACGCGCTATTGTTGCAAGCTAGCAAAGTAATTCCAAGTGTTCCGTGCTCCAGCGACAGATACAACCCTCTGTGTTGTTTGGGATGTTTAATAACATCGTCCATACCAGAATAATCAACGATTTCTATTATCTTGTTCATTTGCCATCCTCCTTTAATGGCTTTTTTTGCTGAATGAGGATTCAGGGAACTTTAATTTTGTGATAGTGGCCGGAAAACGTTTCGGTTTCTTTCTTTCCGTTTTATGATGGTTAATAAAGACAGCTGGAATCAAAGACTAAAATACAATTGTGTTTTCCAGCTTAAATTATTTCAGATACATTCCCT